ACATAAACAAAGACTTACCAACACCAGTACCTGCAAGAACAACATTCAATGTCTTGTTAGGCAATCCACCATTTGTAATTTTATTAAAGTATTCAAGATCGAATGGTGTGCGAGATTCTACACGATGGTAAAATTCATATCGAGAGTCTGCACTTTGTAAGTAATCATGTCCAACATTGTTGTCGAAGCACACTCCTAGTGCTTCTTGTAACAATGACGGAATTCCATCTTCAGATTTTCCTTTGTCTCTGCCATCAATGATAGCAATGGATGAAAGGATAGCATTATAAATTGCTTTGTCTTTACAGAATTTTTCTGTTTCTTTATATAACCAATCCCTATTGTGTTCTGTGGGATCAAGTAAATTAACTATATCTACAATCTCTTTATATTGATCTTCTGTTAAAGACTTATCATTTTGAACAGCAATGACCAAAGCATCTTTGTTCGGTACTGCATTATACTGGTCAATAAAATTCTTAACTTGATCGTAAATAATCTTTTCGTTATTATCTATAAAATACTCCCGCTTTAAAAACGGGATTACTTTTCTCATATACTCATCGTCATTGACTAGATTCTGTAGAATCACTGTCTCGATTTTCGAATTCATCAATTGCCTTTTCTAATATATTATTCACAACCCGTTCAAGGGTACCATTAAATTTATCAGACTGATAGTCTACGTCTGTTTTTCCGTTTGCTTTTTTAACAATGGTAAAGTCAAGTGCAAGTGTTCCGTCACTATTATCTTCCATCTGGAGGGAAGCAATACTGATGGTTGTTCCGGCAAACTCACCTTCCAAAAGTTCGACGCCCCATAAATCACCGTTTTCATTTTTTAGTGCCCAAGGTTTATACTTCACTAGCATTATCAAACTCCTCTGCGAGATCAACTTCATCAAAGCTTCGGCCCAACATTTCACCGCCCGCCATGCGATACTTGCTTTCAATATATTCTCTAAAGCTTGCAGATGTTAATATAGATAACCAAAACTCTTTAGTGTAGGTATCTTTAATTCTGAATTTTTTATCTTCAACTTCGCCTGATTCTTTATTAACACGAGAGTACCAACCATTAGATGGCTTAATAACAAAACCACCTTCAAGTGCTACATCTAATAGACCAGACCATTTGCTAATACCACCTTCGAATGTTACTTCAACAGGGATCTTAGACTTCTCACGAACGAATCTAGATTTCTCTACATTAACAATGAAGTTATATCCAACAACTTCTGTTCCGTCTTTTTCTTGTTGACGACCAATAATAAAGATGTTGTCTGCAGAATAATAAATTCCAGTACCACCTGAAACAATTTGTTTAGGGAACAAACCAATTTCAGAATAAGTATGATTAACAACAACCATTGGAATATCTTTAATAGTCAAATGAGGTGTTACCATTCTAAACAATGATTTCATCTGTTTAGCACGAGTCATATCTGCAACAGACTTACCTTCAAGTGCATCGTCAACTTCTTTCTTAGAAGCTAAGTTACCTACTGAGTCAACAATAATAATAACATGATCGCCTCGCTCTACGCTATTGACTTGCGACATAATATCAAATTTTAATTGTTCAATGTCTGTAATAGGTGTATGTAGAATACGACTAGTATCAATTCCAAAGTTATCAAAGTATGCTTGCGGTGAACCAAACTCTGAATCATAGAATAAAACGACAGCATCTTCATACTTATCAGTATATGCTTTAGCAAGCAACAAGGAAAATGCTGTTTTAAAATGTTTAGATGGACCTGCAAATACTGTTAGCCCAGGAGTTAGACCTCCTTCAAGGCTACCTGACAATGCAACATTCATCATAGGAACTGAAGTCTGAATCATATCCTTCTTTGCGAAGAATTTAGATTTGTTTAAAACTTCAGTTTCTTTAATTGTAGAATTCTTTTTTAATTTATCGAGTAATGACATATTGTTCCTTTATAAAATCACTTGCCAAGGTTTTCGTGTTTCCCTTGGACATATTTTTCCATCATAAACTAATCTCTCAGTATTTCTAATATAGTGATGCAAATAAAATTCAACTCCTTCAGTAGGAAGAGTCTCAACAAAACATCTAAAAGATGATTCCATTAAATGAATTTGTTTTGCATTTTGTAATAACAAGCCGAAGTGAAATGGATTCTCCGACTTATCGTTATTAATTATTATAACATCGTTACCAACTAAGGACAATACTTTTTCTTTATCAAAAGAAAATCCTCTGCTTGGATCATCTTGAACAAACACATATTCTTTATGGTCTGGATTAAGTTTATTAAATATCCGATTTTCTTCTTGCATATTTCTAGGATAATGAAAAGAAGTGAATCTATGTTTCCAATCCATTTCAATTGAATTGTAATAACATTCATGCCCACCGGGAAATCTAGCTGACATTGAAGCCCATGATTCTTGATAATACTTAGTATTAGGGCCAGCTAAATCTTCAAATGGTTGACCTGGCAATATTGTATGTCCTAGAATATAAAGATAGTCTGGATTGATTTGAGATATTACTTGCCTTGAATGAGCATACTCCATACCTGAAACAATTGCAACAACTCTAATTCTAGGATCATCGCTAAACATATGGGCTACCAACGGGGCATATTGTTGCCATGCTAGTACATATAAAAAATCCATTTTCTTTTCATTAACCATGTGGCGGGCCATACCGTTATATGATATATGGTCACCCAATCCTAGCATGTGAAATAATACACCTGTTGTCATAATATATCCTTAAAATTAGTTGCACCAACTCTGTTTGGCTTCACCATAATACTCACGAGCGAATCCGTTTGAAATCAAAGCAGCGCGTAGACTTTGCCCATTAATTAGAATGTCGCCAAGAATACGACCTCCAAATTTATCCCATCCATAAAGAGTTGCTTGAAACTTACCACCCTGTGCTGCTGCTGTAGCAATCGCATTCTTAGTGAAAGCTGATGCTGCTTCTCCTCGTTGAGCTTCGCTAGGGCACATTGCTCTATGTCCTTTTTCGGGAGTGTCAACTCCAAAGACTCGGACAGCCAATTCTGGTTTGAGCGGTTTAGGTAGAAAAGGTGCGGCAATAACAACGGTGTCGCCATCGCTTACTCTTAAGATTTGTGCGTCGTATGTAACTCCTTGAGGAGTCTTTTGTGCATAAACTAAAGATGTACTAAATAGTAATGCGAATGTTAATAATATTTTTTTCATGCGAATAATCCTTCTAATGTTGCTTGTGGTTTTGCAGACCAACCGACACCATTTAAAATTGTTGTTAATGGTTCAAGAAATGATTTCTCAAACATAATGTCATAATCTACATACTGCTTCAAATTGAACTCTTCGGGAATAACATTGATAAAGGCAATACAATTTTCTTTAATCAAATTTGGTTCTTTTAAGTAAATGAATTTGATCTTATCGCCTTCATTTATAAGTTCATACTTTTTGTCTATCTGTTTTTCTTTTAAATAAAAGTTATATAACAATGCTCCCCTTACGTGCATAGGTGTGCCTTGTTTATAAATGCTACCTCTATCTGTATATTTATCGACTCCGTTTACGCCTCGAGGAAAGGCAATCAATTCAGGTGTCATCTTACGATACTTAGATTCGAACTCTCTAATATAATCTTGTAGTTGTGATTCTGTTCCAACCAAAGCCAATTTAACAGCGGCCTTCAAAGCATCACGAACTGGTTCGGGTGTAGAAGATCTAACAATCTCCAATCCCATGACTTTTAACTTTGGCTCTTTATATTGAACACCCTCATTATTATATACATTCAAAGCATATCGTTTCTTAGCAACCCAAATGCCTCGGTCTGCAATAACCTCACGCTTAAAATAAATCTTTGTTTCAAACGCATTAGTATAATCTGCAAGACCATCGCAGGCTTTATTAATTGCCTTCTCAATCTTTTCGTTACAGATTTTATCTAGAATTTCTACGATCTTTTCTTTTGGTTGATCTTTGTAGAACTTTTGAACCAATGGATCAAGTGTAATATAACAAGCATCTGTATCTGAATAGAATGAATAGACATGATCTGTTGTACCACATACTTTATTTAGATATTCATTTAATGCTGCGCCAACTGTTTGAATAATATACTGACCTGACATAGTAATGCCTTCAGCAATATTTGCATCGTAGAATCTAAAGAACTCATTTCCCCATGCGCCAAATAACGAATTCAATTGAATCTTACGAGCCATCTGAAAGTTATTAAACTTTGCAATCTCTTTTTGCCATTTCTTATCTTTTGTTTCTTCATACTTAGATTGAGCGGCCAACATCAGCTTCTTATATTTTTGTCGATCGTCAAATAGCTTTTGAACAATCTCAGGAAACAGACCTTGCTTTTCCCTAGTATAACAAAAGCCATTTGCAGACATACACAAGTTCTTTTCTTTTAGGTCATCTAAATTATATTTGTTTTTAAGCAATTGTTCTACAGTAGTACTCTTTGTCTCTCGTTTGACCTGAGTTTCTGGGGACAAATTATACTGCATAATAATACTCGGATACAGACTTGTCGCATCAAAAGATACAACCCAATCATATTGTCCTGGACGTGGTTCTTGTACATACGCGCCTACAATAGATCTTGCTGGTAATCCTTCTCGCTGATGAACAACAATGTTCTGATTCCACAAGTGATTCCACAAGATGCAATCCCAAGTACGTACAGCTGAGAATACATCTACATAATTACACTTAGCGTCATACGCCATTGTCAGAATCAGTTCAATCAACTTCATCTTATCTTCAAGTTGGTCGACAAGCTCTACGTCAATTACGTTATACTCAACGAACTTTTGCCAATCATTTTTATAGAAGTCTCGGAATGAAGTATATTCTGCATACGATAATTTTTCTTTACCCAATTCTACTTTGGCAATGTGATCTAACTTATATGATTCTTGCGCACTATAAGTAAACTTCTTATATAGATCAAGATAGTCTAGAATAGCAACACCTAGAATATCGTATGTAAGTTCTGTACGATTCATACGGGTAAACTCTTTTGCCTTCACTACTCCCCACGGAGATAGCTTACGAACATATTCGTCTCCTAGAATACGAGCAATACGAGAACACAAATATGGAATATCAAAAAACTCTAGATTCCATCCTGTTAAAATATGAGGGCAATTATCCTGCGTATACAGAACAAACTTCTGCAAAAGATCATATTCATCTCTACATTGAATGTAAGTATGATTATCTTTAGTTACATTGAAATGTTTTGTTCCAAACGTAACAAGTTCTTTAGTATTTGCATCTTGAATTGTAATTAGTAACAATTCCTCTTTTGGATCACGAACATCGGGGAAGCCAAGTTCTGCAGATGTTTCAATATCCAACGACCAAATTTTAATCTGCGAAATATCAAACTCTACTTCTCCCGGAAACGTCTTTGTAATATACTGATATGCGTAATTCGTGTTGCCAAAGATAGGAAAGTTTTCTACTTCTTTATATCTGCTGACATAATCTTTGGCATCGTTAATATCTGCAAATTCAATTTCTTCAAGAAAATCTCCGTATAACGATTTATGCTGAGTTTGTTTTTGAGATTTAGTATATAGACTTGGTTTGAATTCAATTTTATCTTGTACAGTCTTACCGTTATTTACACCTCTTACTAGAATACGGTTACCATACTGATTCACATTAGTGTAGAACTTCATTAAAAACCTTTTTAGACACAATAAATAATTGTTCATTATAATATAAATTGCCTAGAAAGTCAACAGAATAGGCTAAAATATAACCAAAAATCTTCATATTTGTTAAGGCATAAATATATGATTAACATAGGATTGTTTGTGCTGTTAAAATGATAATAACCGGAATTAATGTTTCAAACGGGGTCACTCTCAAATCGCAGTTTAGAGCGCCTGAACCGCCTACGATAGGTGTTGCTAATGTATTATCCAATAACAGCGTCAATATATCATTTACAGGACCTGTATTAAACGGAGATTCTGCTATTATAGGATATACCGCATTATCTTTTCCGGACAATATTAAAAATGAAATATTAGATCCAAATGCATCTAATATTACAATTACCGGATTGAATGACAATACTAATTATACATTTAGTGTTACCGCAAATAATAGTGATGGTCCTAGTGCAAATAGTTCTTCAAGTAATTTAATTTTAACAGATAGCTATCCTCCCGCACCAACAATTAGTTATGTAGAAATTACTTCCTCTACATCTGCAAATATTGTTTATACTGCACCTGCATATAATGGCAATTCAACAATTACATCATACACTGCAGTAAGTAATGTGGGTAACGTATCTGCTACAGTTAGTACTGCCAATAGCGGAAATATTACTATAACCGGATTAGCAAATAACATAACACATGGGTTTTCTGTTTATGCCGTAAATCAATATGGCAGAGGAATTTCGAGTAATTTAACAAATGGGTTCTTTATTCATCCTACTGTATATTCTGCCCCAAATTCACCTACAATATCATATGCAGAAACAAGGGATGGAGTAAGTGCAAATATTGTTTATACCGCACCTGCAATAAATGGTAATTCTGAAATTATATCTTATACTGCAACTAGTATTCCTGGCAATGTAAGAGCAACTGTAAATACTGCCAATAGCGGAAATATTTCATTAGGTGGCCTAACAAGAAATACAGATTACACATTTGTGGTAACTGCTACAAATGCTTTTGGCACAAGTTCAAATAGTAATATAAGTAATAGTATAACAACTTTCACAGTTCCAAATGCACCTATAATGGCTGCATGGTCACAATTAAGTGGTACGGCTAATATAAGTTATATTGCACCTAGCTTTACAGGAAGTACGCCAATCACTAGTTATACTTTAGTTAGTGTTCCTGAAAATAGAACAACTACAGTATTAACCGCAAACAGTGGTAGTATTCTTATGCCGGGATTGACTATTGGCAAGACATATGTGTTTGCCGTTTATGCAACTAATAATATTGGTAGTAGTATATTAAGCGAATTTAGTAACTACATTAAAGCAACTACTAATCCAGGGGCACCCTCAATATCATATGTTAAATCTGGCGATATTATTGGCCAAGCAAATATAGTTTATACTGCCCCTGTTTTTGATGGTGGCGATTCTATTATAAGTTATACCGCAAATGCAAATGGTATTGTATATTCAACAGTTACGAGAACAACCTCTGGAAATATTACAGTTACAGGATTGACTACTAATGTGAATTACGAATTTACAGTAGTGGCTACAAATGTTTCAGGAAATAGTTTACCTAGTACGGCAGTATACCACACATTAACAGCGCCAACACCAATCGCAACACAGTTGTTATTGATAGCAGGTGGAGGCGGCGGTTCCGGTGGCGGATATAATGATTGTAATGGAGGCGGAGGTGCAGGTGGCCTATTATATTATGGTACAGAAACACCAAAACCACCAAACGGGTCGAACGTTCAATTGTTAAAAGGAAGCAATTATGCCGTAACGATTGGGTCTGGAGGAACAGGATTTGCAAACGGATCAAACTCTTTAATAGTAGGTCAGTCTGTAAATCTAATTGCAATAGGAGGTGGTAGAGGCGGGAATCAATCTTATACTCCTTCTATCAGCGGCGATGGCGGCTCATCTGGAGGATCTGCTGGTAATGGCAGCGGCGGTAACTATGGATCAAATGTTGATGGGCAAGGATATCGCGGTGGCGCGGGAGATACATATGCTGCTGGAGGAAATGCCGTAGGCGGAGGAGGTGGCGGAGCCGGAGGCAATGGTGTAGATGGCGGTTACTATGGATCTGGCGGTGGTAACGGCGGCCCAGGTTTAGCATATAGTATTTCTGGTTCATCAGTTGGATATGCAGGTGGTGGTACCAGTGCCGGAGCAGGTGCGGCAAATCAAGCAAGTTCTGGCGGAGGAACTATTAACGTAAATGGCACAACTAATACTGGCGGTGGATCTGGCGCCGGGACAGGATTCTGGGGTGGAGTAATAACTAATAATACAGGCGGTTCAGGTGTTGCAGTTATTAGATACGCTGATTCCGAACCTGCGGCCACCTTAACCACAGGAAGCCCTAACGTAACAGTAGCTGGCGGATGGAGAACTTATAGATTCTGGCAATCGGGATCGATTACTTTGTAGGGAGAAAATATAATGGCACATTTTGCACAAATTAATGAAACTAATATAGTTGCACAAGTTATTGTTGCGGATCAAGAAGTAATTAATACTGGACTGTTTGGTGATCCGGCATCTTGGATACAAACATCATATAATACATATGGGGGAATGCACAAATTGGGAGGCACTCCATTACGAAAAAATTTTGCAGGTATTGGATATACTTATGATAGGGAACGAGATGCGTTTATTCCACCAAAGCCATATAATTCATGGGTAATGGATGAAGATACTTGTTTGTGGAATCCCCCTATTCCTTACCCAGCAGATGGAAAGCGTTCACCTACGGATGAAGGAAAAGCTTATAAATGGAATGAATCCATTGTTGGATGGGAAGAACTTATTTTTACGACTCCTGAATAATTTAATAAAATAAACACAATGATAATATCGGGAACTAATATAACATCGGGCTTTAATTTACGAGGGACATTGCGTGTTCCAGATGCTCCTACGATTGGGACTGCTTTCATAGTTTCAAACACCAGTGCAAATGTGTCATTTACTGCTCCAATTTTTACAGGGGATACGCCCATAACTGGGTATACTGCGATTGCATATCCCGGGGGAATAAGACAGGATATTTATTCCTCGGAGTCTGGGATAATTACAGTAAATGGATTAACCGATAATACAACCTATACTTTTAGTGTGACTGCTAACAACACCGATGGTCCTAGTGTAAATAGTTCTTCAAGTAATTCTATTACTACAAATAGTTATCCTTCGGCGCCAACAATTAATTATGTTGAGTTGACATCTATTTCAACTGCAAATATAGTATACACCGCACCTGCATATAATGGCAATTCGACAATTACATCTTATACTGCAGTAAATAATGTAGGTGGCGCGGCTACAACTGTGAATACTGCTAACAGTGGTAATATTACTATAACAGGGTTATCACCAAATGTGTCACATAGTTTTTCTGTATATGCAGTAAATGAATATGGCAGAGGCATTTCAAGTAATTCATCATCTAACATATTTACATATAATGTACCAGGGGCACCTACGGTATTATATGCAAGATCAATTTCCGGAACGGCTGCTGACATTGTTTATACTGCCCCCGATTATATTGGTAACTCTGCAATTATTTCATATACTGCAAGAAGTATTCCTGGTAACGTAACTGCTACTGTTAATAGCGGAAACATTACAGTAGGTGGATTATCAATTAATACAAATTATACTTTTGCTGTAAGTGCAACAAATTCTGCGGGGAGTGGTAATGCGACAATATCTAATAGTGTACAAACACTAACTGTTCCAAATCCTCCGATAATGGCTACGTGGGAAGCATCTGATGGTGCTGCAAATATAGGATATACTGCGCCAAGTTTTAACGGTAATTCTCCTATTACAAGTTACACACTAACAACTGTTCCAGAAAATAGAACTGTTACGCGTCAAGGTGCAGAAAGTGGTAATATTAGCATAACGGGTTTGAATTATAATACAACCTATGTGTTTGCGGTTTATGCAACCAATAGTGTTGGTAGTAGTATTCTAAGTAGTTTTTCCGGATACCTAACACCTACTATAGCAACAGATCCTTATTTCAAATATGTCACATTGTTAATATCTGCAAATGGAACAAACAATGCAAACAATAAAGTATTTGTGGATAGCTCAACAAATAATTTTGCAATAACACGTGTCGGAGATTCTACTCCTGGAACGTTTGCTCCGTATGGTACTAAATGGAGTAATTACTTTGATGGATCTAGTTATATGTATCCCGATTCCGCACTTAATACTGCAATGGGTACTGGATTTGCAGGTAATATTATTTCATTTGAAATGTGGATTTATCCTACAAACTTCAATGGTGGATCATATGGGCAAGCTATTACTGGAGCATATGCTGCAGTTGCCGCAAATGGTAGATGGCTAATATATTTAGAGAAAACTGCAGCAACTACGTCAAAATTAAATTTTTCGTATACTACAGGAACCGGTACACAAAATGATCTTGCATCTACAGCATCTGCAATAACACAAAACCAATGGAATCATATTGCAGTAACAGTTGATGCAACAACATCATCAAGTGCAACTGTTAAGTTGTTTGCAAATGGAGTATTGTTAAATACGTTTACGTCTCAAAATATGTCAACCCAAACAGCATATTATCGAGCAGCGGTTATAGGCGGAGCAAATAGTCAGTTTGTATCTGAATTTTTTGGGTATATATCTGACTTTAGAATTTTAAAAGGTTCATTTGCATATACCGGTAATTATACTGTACCAACTGCGCCATTAACTGCAATAACAAATACAGTATTATTAACTTGTCAATCTTACGGATTTAAAGATAATGCAACAAATAATCATACGATAACATTGAGCGGTGCTCCTAAGGTACTTAAATTCTCTCCTTATGCCTTTGACAGATCATATCCGGCAGATGTCTATAGCGGATCTGTATATCTTGACGGCAGTGATGCTTTAACTATACCAGATTCAACTGCATTCACTATGGGGACTAATAATTTTACTATTGAATGTTGGGTATATTTATCCAGTGTAGCGCAACAAGTTTTTATCGGAACATGTGATGCTCCTGGCAATCAAGGCTCAATGAGTTTTGTACTTGGACTAACCAATACATCTTTTCCATTTGCTGCAGTAGGTTATGCGGGAACAATGTATTACTCAACATTTGGCACAACTGCAAAAATTAATCAATGGTATCATATTGCGGGTGTTCGTAATGGTGCAATGGTTAATGTATATGTTAACGGAGTTAAAGGCCCTGATTTAAATATGGGTGCCTTGGCAATAACTGATTCTTCACAGGTAGTGGGTATTGGTCGTAATGGTGCTGGCAATTTTGAGTATGTAACAGGATGGATTTCAGATGTTCGCATTGTTAATGGCACCGCAGTATATACAGCAAATACTACTCCGCCAACAACACCATTAACAGCAATCGCTAACACGAAATTGTTATGTAATTTTACAAATGCTGGTATATATGATGCATCAATGAATACTAATTTACGAACAGTTAACGATGTAAAATTATCTACAACGCAGTATAAGTATGGTTTAAGTAGTATGTATTTTGATGGCACCACAGATTTCGTAACTGTAACGGGCAATCAACAGGCATTGTATTCTATGGGTAATGCTGATTTTACAATTGAAATGTGGATATATACATTATCAAATAACGGCCATTTAATTGATACAAATAATGGAGGAGATGCTTCTGGTTCAGGTAGATTTGCAATGCAAATAAATTCAAATCAACTACAGGCATATAATGGAACTGGGCAGACAATGATTATAGGTGGCACTATAAATACTCAGACATGGTATCATATTGCGTATGCAAGAGCATCTGGTGTTAGTAAACTTTTTATTAACGGGCAGCAAGTTGGGTCAACGTATACCGATACCAATAACTATGTTTGCGGCAATGCCAATAGACCGATACTTGGCGTAAACGGGTACGACGAGGCCTCGGGCTCATTAAATGGTTACATAGATGATCTTCGTATCACTCGAGGATATGCTCGTTATACTTCAACTGGTTTTACACCCCCGGAAAGAGCATTTGAGACAAAATAAAAATGATAATAACCTGACAACCACTTAATAAATAACAAGTAATATTTAAAAAGGAGACAAAATGTTCAACAAAAAGGTAGCCGCAATGGCACTTTTTGTTATGATGTTTGGTAGCACTTTGGCGCAAACGACAAGTGGGACCTCTAGCACAACTGGAGGAACGACAACAGGAACTACTAGTATTATCAATCAAGGTAGTTATGACAGTAAATCGTTAGTAGACACCAATAGCACTTCTAATAGTGTAAGCACAGTTAATAGTAATAGTACAGCAACAAGTAACAGTACTGCAACCAGCACATCTACTGTAAATAGTACTTCTACAAATACTAATAACAACAATAATGCAAGTACCAGTACAAGTACAACCGTAAATACTAATAACAATGTTAATAGCGGAACACAGACGCTTAATAACAATAACGTCAATTCTGGTACAATGACGTATAATAACAATAATGTTAATTCTGGCACATTAACAAATGTCAATCAGAATACATCGTCATCTACAAGTAACAATACTAACACCAATACAAATTACAATATAAATAGTGGTACTCAGACATTCAACAATAATAACAATAGTGTAAGTACATCCACAAGCACCAATGTTAATAAAAATGAAAATACTGGTACAATGACATACAATAATAACAATGTTAGTACAGCAACAAATAATAATGTAAGTACTTCTACAAACACAAATAACAATGTGAATACGGGAGACATGACTAATCGTAATATCAGTACTTCTACATCGCAAAGTGTTAGCACAAATAATAATGTGAATCAAAATGCAAACATTAATCAGAACATAAATTCTGGTGAAGTAACTAATATCAATAAAAACGAAACTGTTATTACGCAAAGAGTAATTCAGCCTCCACCAACAGCAGTTGCACCTACAATGATGAGTGGCGGAAACAATGATCTATGTAGTACAGGATCATCTGGTTCAGTACAAACACAAGTATTTGGTGTTTCATCTGGCGGAACAATAAGAGATTTAAATTGTGAAAGATTAAAACTTTCTAAGACCCTTTATGATATGGGAATGAAAGTTGCTGCAGTAGCAGTCATGTGTCAGGATGAGCGAGTGTTTAACGCAATGATGAATGCTGGAACACCTTGTCCGATTGAGGGTAAGATTGGTGAACAAGCTAAACTTGCATGGGAAGATAATAAAGATAAAATCCCACAACGACCTAAAGAAGACAAATATGAAACTGCTAAAAACATTGGCTTCGGCTCTTTGCTTGGCGTTCTTGTTCACGCTGCTTTCAAGTAAAGCGCAAACACCAGAGCCAGGTCAAGTCTATACCACAGGAAATATTGTCCAAACAACTCCTCAAGGTGGACCTACACCTTGGGTAAATGGCGTCTATCAGAACAATCTCACTTGTTGGGGTTGGGGCGATCCAGGTTATTGTGGGCCAAATCCAATTGTTCGTCCGGGAGATAGCATTAACTTTTCTTATGGTATGACCAATTTGTATCAGCTGCAAACAATTGCAAATATTCTACCAAACACAGGAACTGGACTTTCAGTAAACGGATATAATTTTGGATTTACTGCTAAGAACGGAAATGGGTGGGATGATGGAAGAATGGACTATCTTACTGCTTATGTCAGTTTATATGGTGCAAACGGTTCTACAGTATTCAATAAAAACTATGATTTAAATTCTAGATTTAACTGGACAACATTTAACTATTCCGAAACATTTAATAGTCCTTTCGCATCTAAAGATTTAGGAAGTGTTCAATATGGTTTTGTCGGAAGAGACAATAACTTTTGGGCGGGTCCATATGGTCCTGAAATTTATAATGTAAGTTTTAGTTTAAAATATTCTGTAGACCCATGTGCGACTAATGTATTAAGTAGTCCAACTTGTTCTGGTTATTTTGAAGCACTTGCTAAATTGACCCCACAACCACTACCGACTACAATAGTTGCAGAACCAACACCAACAGGAGTTCAAACTACAGTTGATAATGTCACAATTACAACAACTGGAATTGCACCTCCACCAGGTAGTACCCCATTACCTGGAAGTCAGCCTTCACCGGATAGCTCTACTTCTCCAACGCAACCAGGGCCTATACAACCCGGTGCACCTACTGCTGGCCCAGCACCGCAACAAGCTGCATCGCAACCGGCTGCAAATAATCAGCAACCTAGAGCAGGTGAGGTAGCAGATTCTGGAGGCGGTGGAAAAAGTTCTCCGGTATCTTTATCTTCAGTTCTTAATATGATTAGTTCTAATCAGGATAAAACATCTGCATTGGAAAAATCTGTAGTACAATCGGCTGATGCTCAAGCATTTTCTGCAGGAGAAACAGCAAAGCAACAAGCTGAAAAAATTGCAGGTGATATGCAATCTCAAAGTATGAGCACTGCTGGCGGATCAACTGCTACTGCACAAACGGCAGGAACACAATCATCATTTACACAAACACAAAGTTCAATGGTGTCGTTACAAGGTAATCAGCAATCAAGTAATGCATCTAATGCTGCAAGAATACAACAATCAATTAATAGCAGTGTTAGTTCACAATCAAATACATTAAACTTTACAGGAACAACTACTCAACAAAGTAGTTATCAAAATACTACAAGGCAGGAAGTTACTGTGGCAATGGTCACGCCTCAAGTATCATATAGTTTAGTTGCACCCACAAGGGCTTTATCTCAACCGCAAGTTGAAATACCTATGCTTGAGGGAATAAAATTTGGGCATAAAAATGCAGTAGATTCTGCAATGGAATCTAAACCGTTCATGCCTCAAATGAATGATAACTCTCAGCAAAATGATAGTGTTAAAAAGAATGTAGATAACAACGAGTTGGCAGGCAATATAACAATAGAATCAATTGCAAAACAACCTGCAAATTACTCACAATATTTCTTTATGATACCGGATGTTGCATTCTATGCACCAAAAGAAATTTATAAAAATCAAAAGACCGTAGATAATGTTAGAGCATTAAGACAAATGAGTTCTGATAGATTACATCAACAAATGGTTGATCAACAATATAAGTAGTGGAATAATATGTGGTATATTGCTCACATGATTATAGGAATTGGGCTAGGATTATCAGCAACAAGTATTATAAACAAAAACAGTAAAAAAGTACAAAATGCTATAGATGATCTTGAAGCCAAAAAAGAATGGGTACGAATGGTATCTAGCCAAACAAAAGCAGGAGACAAAAATGGCAGAAGAAGGTAAGAACTTAAACGCAAAAGTTGACGAATTAGAAGCGGCAGCTAAAAAATACGCAAGCAAAGATACTGTTATTAGTATCGGGGGATATGAATTTACCCCTGCGAAGTTAATGATTGCCGCAGGTATCGTATCATCTGCGTTAGGTGGATTGTACGGCACATTTGAATTCTACCAAGATTACATTAATATGAAAAAGAAGATCGCAAGTTATGCTGCGCCTGATCTATCAGAATTTGATAAACGTTTAGCAGTAATCGAAGAGAATAGCCAAAAGGGCGCAGACTATACTCGCGATATTAAGACTGATTTAAAGAACGATATTCGTCGTAATGAATCAGTTACAGAACAGGTAGAGCGCAGTGTTAAATTAGCACAAAGAGAGACGGAGCAAGAAATGCGCCAGGCTCGCAAAGATGTGAGAGAAGATTTGGATAAGGCTAGAGGCGAAGTAAATGCTATACGTAAAGAAATGGCAGATGCTCGTAGAGAGATTAGCAGAGAAGTTGAAGTGTTGAAGAAGGAAGTTGATAATAAAATTCAAAAAGCTATTGATAATCCATTGGCGAATAAATAATGTTTGCTACTGCCCTTGCTATGTATATGTACATTCAAAAACCAGAATGTATACGATGGACATGGGGTGGAGATGTCTATAATAGAAAAGTGATTTGCCTTGAGTGGAGAAAAGAAAAAGAAGAAAAAAAAGGTAAACAAAAATGATAGATCCAATAACGGCACTTGCAGGTATACAGTCTGCAATAAGCATGGTTAAAAAGGCTAGTAAAGTAGCCAATGACTTAGGTTCACTTGCTCCTATGATTGGCAAGATGTTTGATGCTAAGAGTACTGCTACTAAAGCATTAATGGAGGCTAAAAAATCTAAGAAAGGTTCCAACATGGGAACCGCACTTCAGATTGAAATGGCATTAGAACAGGCCAGAGCATTTGAAGAAGAACTTAAAATGTTGTTTATGCAAACAGGCAAGATTGACGTATGGAATAAGATCAAAGCCCGTCAAGCAGAAATGGATGCAAACGATGCTAATGATATAAGAATGTTCAACGACCAAGAGCGTAAACGTAAACAAAAAGAAGAAGAATTAAACGAATGGGCCATGGTAATTGGTGGAGCTGCATTTGTTTTATTTGTATTGTTTATAGGTGGATATGAACTAATGCAGTTTTGCCAAACAGGTAATAGGTGCGGAAGATGAACGAATATCAAAAGACTTTTGACATGTGTTTGAAAATTTTTGTTTATGGAAGTGTTGCACTATATTTTTTAGGATTTTTAAAATTCTTACCAGACGATTTGTCAGATAGAATTGTTAATGGGTTAATAGGTAGATTTTTATCAGGATAATAAATACAAAAAAGGAGAAAATTATGTTAGATATTTTACTTTGGATAGCAGTAGGTGCATTTATAGGTTGGAATTTTCCACAACCATTTTGGGCTAAAATGATGCAAGAAAAAATACAAGCAATGATTGCTAAAAAATAAAGGATGTAATATGACAGAAGAAAAGAAACCTCTTAGCAGAAGCGAAAGAGAAGCACTAATTAAAGACAAAGCCGGTTGGTTAATTACTGTACTTGCTGCTCTTTTAGCTATTAATACCTATATTGCATCAGGCAATAGTTCTAAAGTATTAAACAATACAATCAAAGCAAATGATACTTGGGCATTCTTTCAAGCAAAATCTATTAAACAAACTCTTGCTGAAATGGCTAGAGATGATGCAATTGAAAGAAAACAATTTGAGAAGGCAGATAAGTTAACTGCTAAAATTAATAGATATGAATCTGAGCCTGCAACAGGTGAAGGCAAAAAAGAATTATTTGCTAAAGCAAAAGCACTCGAAGCAGAGCGAGATGAAATTCGAAAGTCTGGGCCTTGGATGACATTTGCCGGTTCAGCATTTCAAATTGCTATTGTGTTATTATCAGCTAGTATCTTAGCTGTCGCCCCTGCATTATATACTGCAAGTATTGTAGTAGGTGCATTTGCTGCACTACTAATGAGCCAAGGATTATGGCTCTGGATTCCTATCGTTCTCTAATTGGTATTTCCGAAGTGCGATAAATTCCGCTTCGGGAATTCTGGTCTTACCGTTTTTACTTCCAAGAACAACAACGACACGTCTGCCGATATCGGTATCAATCATCATAACGATGCAACCACCGGCAGCAGTTGTTGTTCCAGTTTTACTTACAATAAAATTGTGTCTCTTTCCAATAATGGGATTAGTATTATTAAAGAAGAACCATTTCTTTTTAATCTGAATTTTTACTTGTGAGGTTTTACTTGCTTCAACAATTTCGGGATAGTAGCTTGAAGCTAAGGTCAATTCTAATAAATCTTTAGCAGTACTAATATTCATTGGACTCAATCCAGAAGCCTCAACAAATCTAGTATTAGGCATATTAAGAGCAACTGCCTTTTCATTCATATCCCGGATACACTTTGGTTTACCACCTGGATATTTGTCACATAATAAAATAGCAGACTCGTTACTAGATTTAACAAGAGCTAACTGTATATGTTGTTCCCTTGTAAAATTGCCCAGCTTTTCTTTTGGATTTTGTCCTGCATCAATTACAACCATTGCAGTCATAAGTTTTGTGATACTGGCAATTGAACGAGATTCTTCAACACGTTCACTCTGAATTATTTTGCCATTGCTGTCAGCTACAAGCCACGAATGAGCAGTTACTGTCATAGAAAAGGCATTACCCGTTATAAGTAATGCCAATAATATAGACTTCATACGTAATCTTTACTTGGTACACGACCCATTATCTTATAATTATTTCCTGAGCCTAGCAAACAAGCTATCTCAGTATTATATTCGACTAATGACCATGTCTTTGTTGCAGGATTAACTGTTAAAACAATTTTATTTGGAAATGAATCTTGGTCAAATACCATGAGTATTGTCTCACGATATTCCTCAAAAATTGCATCAAACAACTCTTTTGCTTCCATACACAAAACGGGTTTGTTTGTTTCTTTACTACAAGCAATTGTAGATACAGCTAGTAGCAGTGATAATATAATTTTTTTCATAATGGTTGCGGACCCCAGAGTCGAACTAGGAACTAAGGATTATGAGTCCTTTGTGATACCATTTCACTAATCCGCGGTATTAATTATTTATACCAAATTATATGGAATGTATTCAAGACCAGTATCGACTACACCAACTAAATTAATGTGATCTGCATCTCTGAATGATTCTAGATTTGAAGCAGTTTCAAGCAATTGTGCCTGTGTTACTTCGTTACGATCTAGCCAACCTGTAAATACTGTAAGGTCCGCTAATGAAATTGTTTCGCCTGTAAGGTTTTTATATACATGCTTAACAAATGTTTCGTTGCTTGAACCAAGTGCATCTTGTTTATAAAGAGCAGAGTCAAGTATCATTTGTGCAAGTTCTACATCAGATTTGCCTGCATCTTTTAATGCAAGACCAATACCTAACAATGCAGGAGTTACGTCAGCTTGCCCTAAGCCAGCTGCTAACAAAGAATATACTTCACCTGCTTCGCCATTAACATCTAATGCTAATGCTTTATCTGTACATACAAGACGTTCAACATCTTTCATTGTTAAGACAACATCATCAATATTTTTATGTGTGACAACATACGTCTCATGCTGTCCCTTAGTAATGTTTAAATCTGCAAGGTTAACATTTAATTCCAATGCTTCATGCTTTGCTGATGTGCCTGTTGCCTCAATCAACAAATCAATATCACTGTCTCCAGACCATCCACTACCGCCACCGTCACCGCCTAACCCTGTTAGGCCCGTTGTTGGCATATCTTTGTATGTAAATTTTGTACTAACTGTCATTTTTTTCCTTTATTTCTTCTTGGTCATAGTATTCGTTTTTCATAAGAGCGTCATCAAATTTTTCTTTATCTGATTTTTTATTCTTACGAAATATAGCATCAAAGTTATTACCAAATGTTTCTAAAGGAACACTATATGGTCTTGGATTACTACCTTTTCCGCTCATTTATTTGCCCTGACCCCTATACGCTTTATGTGATCGTTTCTGAGTTTTATTCATTGACGATGTTTTTGCTTTACCACCTTGCTTGGTGCGTTTTTTAAAGTTTGTTACTTTTTTGTCGCTCATAATTCATTCTCCTTAATTTCAGGATCAACACCTGCATTCATAGTACCACGTCTAAAACTTTGACCTGTTAGGCCTTTGTCTTTACTAGTGGAGTTGCTTCTGCCACATTCTTCACATAACGAATAAAAAAACTTATGTATAACAGGTCCACCTGACCATTTATAATTTGTTTCTTTAACAGAATATTTATTTATTGTGAATTTCTTTTTGCATTTTTCAGAATCACATACCGCTAGCCCTGTTTTTGGATCAATATAAACAACAGGGCCGTTCAATTGTTTTTTCATACGTTATTTTGCATTAACATCTGTTATTGATAATGCTGATAATGCACGAGCATAATCTTTAATCATAGATGCATGGGAATCTTCAATCCAAATCACATTACTTTTGTTAATGTGTAAGGTATGATCTTGTACATACGGTGCATATGGGAACAATGCCAATTGCAAATCCCCGTCGGGTTTGATTGGATCCCGTGCCATAGTTAGATGAAAGGGTTTATTTAATGTATATTCTTCTTTACCAACTGTAATATCAGCAACAATCTCTTCACCCGAAATTAATTTTAAAATTTTAGTAGCCATTTTTTCTCCATGTCAATTACATTATAACATCTTTTTTATTTATAATCAATACTATTGGACAACTAGGGCCGAAGCCCTAGTGTTCTTATGAACCCGTTCCAGGATATTTATTCCTGCGGTTAGCCAGTCGTTGTCGTACTTCATGTACGATTTTTACAAATGCTTTAATGAATTTCATATTAAACCTCTTCTCATTAGTACAGCCATTCTGGTTTCTAGATCTTTATGATCTACAGAATCTTTCAAATACATATCAATTTCTTTTTGATATGAAGGGGTAAATGCTTTTCCAACCCATGACCAAAAGTCTTTCATTGAAGGAACATGTACTCCTTCAAATTCTTTTAGATCATTATTCATTATAGCGACCTAGCTTCTACAGGATCTTCTGTAAGCAATTGTGGTTTAGATTTCTTTGCAGGCTTTGTGCTTGCTTCGGCATCTTTAACTTCAATTTTCTTTGGCTTCTTGTGTTCTGGAATAATTCTTTCCAAACATACTTTAAGCATACCATTAAACATTTCAGCATCTTTAACTTCAATCTGGTCTTCAAGTGCAAATGTACGGGTAAATGCTCTATTAGCAATACCTTTAAACAAGAAGCTTTCTTCTGCGTCTGTATTATGTACGTTGCCCTTAATAATCATCTTACCATTATCAAGTTCAATTTCAATATCCTGTCGCGCAAATCCAGCAACAGCAACTTCAATAACATAAGTGTTATCGCCAGTTTTCTTAATATTATAAGGTGGATAATTTGGAATGCTCTTTGTTAGATCATCATGAATTTTTGCCATCTTATTAAATTGATCGTCAAAGCCTACATATAGTTTGTCAAAGTCTTTGAACAGATCGCGGCCAAATACATCTTTAACAAATGTCATTTTGTATCTCCCTTTTTATTTACTATACCAGAAATCGAATTAGCAAAAGTTTCTGCAGCAATGTTCATTACATCGTTGGTAGACTTAGCAACTTGCTTTGTAAAAACACGTTGTGCTTCTACAAAATCGACTAGGGGTTTTTTAAGGGATTCTTCCTTAACATTTTGTTTGAGGAAGTTGATTTTGGCGTCTTGAATTGAATCGATAGCCATGTTTGC